TCGTTAGCAGGATTTGCTAACAATAAGGAGATTCAGCGTGACGCTAAAGTTATTTTAGGTGTGTATGCTCCTGATAGATATGGTTTTGAAGAGTATCATGGATATGATATACGCAGAATGCGTGACACGTTTAGAGCTATTAAAGTTCTAAAGAATAGGTTTGGACCACCTAATAAATACCATCACATGTTATTTGATGGTGCTACAAATAGGTTTAAAGAATTGCCTAAATCAAGTGAGAGCCACTTGTTAACGCCTTATTATCAGGCGTCAGATAAACTACTAAAAAGAATATAAATGGGATTAGATCAATACGCGTATAGACGCAAAAAAGGTGAATCTAAGAAAAATATGGAGCAAATTTCATATTGGAGGAAACACAATAGACTTCACGGCTGGATGGAAGCTAGATGGAGAAAAAAGTATGGAGAAAAAGTAGATTATTCTAACTTTAATTGCGTACAATTTAGATTAAAAGAAGATGATATTTTTGCTTTATTAAGAGATATTTCTTCTAACAATTTACCTAAAACAGAAGGCTTTTTCTTTGGAGATGATTCAGAAGGATATTACAACAAAGAAGATTATGAATTTTGTATAATGGCTTTAGACTCTATTGGGAAAGGAGACAAGATATATTATGACAGTTGGTGGTAGAAACAACCTGATTGGAATATCAGGCAAAATAGGATCAGGAAAAGATACTGTAGGAAGTATTCTACAAGACTATTCTGATGATAATGCTGAAGACTACCAGATCAAGAAGTTTGCAACTAAATTGAAAGAGATAGCTGCATTGCTTATAGGCTGTGATGTTTCTGATTTTGAAGATAGAGAGTTTAAAGAGAAAGAACTTGGAGAAGAGTGGAATGGGTTAACACCTAGAAAAATCTTACAACTCTTAGGTACTGAAGCAGGTAGAGAAATTATCCATCCTAATATTTGGGTAAATGCTTTGTTTGCTGACTATAAGCACGTATGGAATGATCCAGATCCTATAGAGGGAAATGATTATAACATTACTTATAGAAAAGACTACCCAAACACAGAAGAATCTTTGATTCATTATGGAGGTGGTTCAGAAGCTGAAGTTTTTACAAGAGAAATAGAACAATCTAACTGGATTATAACAGATGTTAGATTTCCTAATGAAGCTCAAGCTATCAAAGATAGAGGTGGTATTGTAATCAGAATAGAAAGACCAGGTGGTGAAAGTCATTGTGGAGGAGCACATGCTTCAGAGACAGCTTTAGACACTTATAATTTCGACTATGTTATTGATAATGAAGGTGATATAGACGAGTTAATAGAGAAAGTAAAGCAATTAAAACTAGTTTAATAACCAAAAAATCCGTATCTTTACGGTAAATAAAAACAAATTTATGATTAAATTAAAAAAGAGTATTTCAGGTTACGACCACAAGAAAAAGAGTGACATTGAGGCTTGTTCTATTGAAATTGTTGAATTCACAAAACTAAATGGAGAAATGGATGCGTTTATGCAAAAAATGGATCCAAGTCAAAATTTAGTTTCTCAACTTGCTGAATGTATTGAAGGAAAATTTACAAACAGGCAGATGGCTTTTATGGTATCTAAAATTACTTTGGTAATGATGATGGCACAAGCAGCTAAAGAAGATTCTAACAACGAAGAAGAGTAGTATGGAGTTGCCAATGATACGCCAAAAAGCCAAGAGATTAGACTCTAAGAGACTATTACTCTTTGGTGCGCCAAAATGCGGCAAGACAACTATAGTGTCAGAGCTTGACGAATGTTTAATTGTAGACATGGAGCAAGGTTCTAATTATGTTGACGGTATGATTGTTAGTGTTAATAACATGGCTGAATTCGGGGAGCTTATGAAAGCCCTCAAGAAAGCTAAGGAAGAGACAGGAAAGAATCCATACAAATACATAGCGTTAGACACTATGACAGCCTTAGAAGAGATCTCATTACAGTTAGCAGTACAATTGTACAGAAAAACTTCAATGGGTGCAAACTTTCAAGGTACTGACGTGAGAACATTACCTAATGGTGCTGGTTATTTATATACCAGACAAGCTTTCTTTAAAATGTTAAAGCCTCTTGAAAACTATTGTGATACATTAGTTTTGATAGGCCACGTTAAAGAGAAAGATGTATCTAAAGGTGGTGATTCATTTACGGAGAAATCTATACAACTAACAGGTCAAACTAAAAACATTTTATGTTCTTGGTGTGATGCTATTGGTTTGGTATATAGAGAAGACAACAAGACTATTATTAACTTTCAGCCGTCAGACTCGTTAGTAGTAGGCTCGAGACAAAAACATCTTATTGGCCAGAAAATAACTGTAGCAACTTCCAATGAAGTTAATGATATTACAGTTGACTGGAGTACGATATTTATCGAGGGCAAAAGCACCGTAATTAAAGGTGAAGGCGGCAAAAGACCAGAGAAACAGGAACCTCTATTAAATGTTCCTGTAACAAAATAAATAAAAAGAGAATATGTTAAACATTGTATTTGGGTCATTAAAGACCACAGCAGCTGCTAATTCAGCTGAAAGTGAATTTGGATTTGCATCCATGAAATTAGAGGCTAACAGAGGCCCCAAAACTTCTAGAAGAATATTATTCAATAGAGAAGCTGGAGCATTATTGCGTTTACCTAAAGGTGCAGTTCAAAAATTATTGTTTGGTTTTGCACAGCCAACAACACCAGATGAATCTCCTAGATTATTTGTAATTAATACTGATGAGTTTCTACATGAAACCAAAGATACTACTTACAACACATCTAAGAATGAATCTAGTTTTACTGACTCTAAGGAGAAGGGTAAAGCAATTTCTTCAACAAAGTTATCTACAGAAATACGTACATTCTTAGGAATGGATGATGACTCACAGGACATTAACTTTTCTATCTCACTATATAGTGATGAAGGAGAAGCTGATATCTATGAGCTATCTGTTTGTAGTAACATAGAAGAAGATACCATAGTAGACACTGTTGAGGAAACTTACGAAACTATTAACGAGGTTAATGACATTGAGGTTGTTGACGAGGAAGTTATAGTGGTTGACGAAGAAGAGATTCCAGTTGTATCTAGCGGGTTTAATGTACCTATGTAATAGTAAATAAATAAATTAATAATTAAATTAAATTAAATTAAGTATGGGTTTTGGAAAAAGCAACGAAGTAAAAGAAGGTGGATCACGTAAGTTTTTCACAGGTGTAGAAAATTTCAAAGTAATGGCTGTTAATCCTTCGAAAGAAGAGCTAGAGGCATTATATGGAAGAGAAATCAGTTATGAGCCAGAATATATTGGTACTCAGACTGTAAAAGATGGAGACGGTGAGAGAGAGGTTGAGCAGGTACGTTTAGATTTTTATCTAGATAACGATGATGCTGACAATGCTATCACAACTAAAGCTTCATTTTATATTATGAACACTCACCACATGAGTCAGACAGGTAAAGTTAAAGTTATTAATGACTTTGGTAAAACTACTTGGCTAACTAAAGAGCAAGTTCAATCTAAAAGTGTGCCAGATAATATGACATGGTATAACACTTCAGGATTAAAAGTTGCTAAACGTGGAGAAGAGGAAGTAATTGATTTTATTGCTAACCTATTAAACTTGCCTTGGGATTTAACTAAGATGGCAGATCCTACTGATGGACATGCTAAATTTGAGAAAGACAAGTGGCAAGATATGTTCAAAGGTAACTTTGTTTACTTACAGAGCATAATTGAGTCTACTAACAACAAAGTTGGTTTAGCTTTAGGTGTTAAAGTTGCAGATGATCAAAGTTTGAGACAAACAGTTTGTACTAAGAAGAGTTTACGTCAGTATGTTCTTTCTGGTAACAGAGCTAACAAGTTTCAGTATTTAGCTAAATCTATTGAGGAAGCTAAAGCAAATGGTGCTTATGGTACCACTGACTTTGGACCTGCTGATTATAGTTTACGTGAGTATTCTATAACACCTACAACAATGAGTGCAGATTCATTGCCTCCAGTAGAAGACATCTTTGCTAACAACACATCATCAGATGTTGCTGTAGCTGAAGAGTCTTGGTTAGACGAGTAGTCAGTATTAGATTATAGTAATTTTATTAAGGGGTTTACATAAAGTAAGCCCCTTTTTTTAACCAATTAAATAAAAAAAACATGGGATTCGGACAAAGTGTAGAAATAAAAAAGCTACCTAATAAAGAAGATATATTGAGTTGTATTACAGATGAGCAAATCTTTGTCCACTTTTTAGGTGGAATACCTAAGAAACCAATCTGTAGCCCTTTAAGGGAGGACAAGGTTCCTTCATTCAATGTATTTTACAGTGACAATTATCAAAAATTAATGTACAAAGACTTTGCAACTGGAGACAGGGGTGACGCCTTTGTGTTTGTAATGAAGCTTTTTAACTTCTCGAGGATAACAGATGTATTTTGTTTCCTTGCCGAAGAATTTCAACTTAATCAGTTTGAATCAAAAAGTGTAGTTGCAACAGCACCTAGAACTACTTATGTATCCAAAAATAACATTGGGAAAGTAGTAAAAGACAGAATAGAAATCAACATTAAAGTAAGAGAATGGAACTTGGCTGACAAGCAATTTTGGTCAGACAAATACGGATTTAGTAAAAAACAGTTAGAATATTGCGGAGTATTCCCAATATCACACTATTTTATTAATAATTACGTAAAACAGACTTCAGGGCAAAGCTATGCTTACCTGGAACAAAAGGATGGTATTAAAACATGGAAAATATATCAGCCGTTTGGGGATAACAAATGGATTAACAACAATGATTTCTCTACATGGGAGATGTGGAACCAATTACCTACCACAGGAGAAAATCTTGTAATATCAAGCAGTAGAAAAGACTCAATGACTGTCTTATTTACTCTTGGCAGACCAGATGTACTAGCTTCATGCGC